AACGAAATACCGTTAAATAACTATAACAGCAACAGATTTTATCAACTTAGTTTTTCTACATTTGAAGGTATAAAAAATTATTATGAAGAGCAAGATTTTAGTGTAACTAAAAATAGAATTAAAAGTAAATCTCTTTTAAACTTACTACAAAAACAACCTATTGAAATAAATGTTCCTGGTGCTTTATTTCTAACTGATACTTACGTTGGACCTGGAACAAACATTAGTGTTGTTATAGAAAACAACAATACAACAAATAGAAAAGAAACTGATGTGCTGGATAAGACATTGAGCGGTGTTTACATTATATACAATAAACGCCATTTATTCTCAGGAAACGGCACTAGTCAAAGCCATAAAGTATCTCTAAAACTTTGTAGAATCGCTAAGGAATTATAATGAAAATATTAGACTCTGAGTTCTACGGAGACAAGAATCGCTGGTTTATAGGTGTAGTTACTAATAATAATGACCCAAGAGCTCTAGGAAGAGTTCAAGTTAGAATACACGGTATACATTCAGGAAATCCTCAAGATATTCCATTTGAAGATCTACCTTGGGCATATACGATGGTTCCTACAACAGAAGGAGGTAACTCTGGTATTGGTCGCATACCTCAAATACTTCCTGGATCCAAAGTATACGGTATTTTTATTGACGGAGAAACTTCTCAGCTTCCATTAGTTATTGGATCGTTACCAAAAATAGAACAACGCACTGAAGCTCAAACCGGTGGTACTGCGCGGGAAGAAGAATACATTCCTAAAGAAGAACGAAAAAATTATCCGTTTGATCTAGACTCTAGAAGAAGTCAAGGGATGAGATTCTTTATTGATTATGGATATACAGTAGAGCAGGCAGCTGGTATTATGGGCAACTTAGAACATGAGTCTGGGTTGGATACAGAAATTCCATATGGAGGTAAACGAAATCCTGAAACCGGCGAAATTATTGTTGATCCTGACCAACCTGAAAAATCGACTGGTATCGCTCAATGGAATCCAGCTGCTGGCAGGTTACAAGAGTTAAAAAAATTTGCTGCTAATAATTTAGAGGTTCCAAGAGATTGGAGAGATTATGATGTTCAATTGTTATTTGTTTTGTATGAATTGAATAACACAGAAGGAAATGCTAATGGTAAACTAAAAGCTAGCACTAAAATAGATGGTGGTGTATCTTTGGCAAATTCTACATACGTGTTTGGTAAGTATTATGAAAGACCTGACGCTCAAGTATTTTTGGAAAGTTTATCATCCAGAGAAGCTAAGGCTCTTAAAGCATATAGACAGCATGTGGGGAGAGCTTGATGCCTATTAATTTTAAAGATTTAGAAGCTAAATTACAAAGTATAGCTAGGTCTATCCCTGTTGATGAGATAGATGCTGCCGCTACTAAAGCAGCAACTCAACTGAAAGGTGCGGTGTCGACAAATGCAGGGTCTGACTTAAACGCAACTACACCTGGTGTAAAAAGTATTACAGTTACAGCTGACTTCGCTGAGTTAGAAAAAATAGCTGAAAGTCTAGAAGCTACGATGAAGCCTATTGCCGAGCAGTTAGAGAAAGATTTAGCGCCTATAGCAGAAGATATAGAAAAGCAAATTAACACTGCTCCCACTCCTGGTTTGTTAAAGGCTGATGTTCCTGGTGTAGGAAGCAAAATTACTAAGACAGTAGGTAATACTACAAACTTAACTACTCTTACTGGAAAACCCGTTAAGACAACTAATTTTAATAAAGCTAATGTAACGGCTACTTCTCCTGAGTGCATCAGAGAGACCCTGTTAGGTGTTGGAGAAAACATAAAATTTGATGAGATCAAGAGTGCTATGGAAAGTGTTCTTACGGATGATGTTAAGCAAGATTTGTCTTCAGCTGGTAGTTCAGTCTTTGAAGTTACCAAGAAAGGAACGGATGGAATCTTTGAATCTTTAAAATCAGGAGATCTTTCCTCAGTATTTAAGAAAGTAGAAAATACAACTTCAGATCTTAATTCGTCAGGCGCTCTAGGGAACTTAGTAAACATTATGGATGGCATTGGTGGTGAGATGACTGCAGCCATTAGACAAGCTGTGCCTGGAATTAACACTTCTACCTCTAGAGAGATTTTTGCTAAAACAACTGATCTTAAAATTGAAGAAGCAGTAGCCATTGCTAAAAACGCTAATCCTGCGGTAGATGCTGGTGAGGTAGAATCTAAACTAAAATCTATTGATGCTACTGTTGCTGGTCAAACTACAGATCCTGCTCCTGAACCAGTCGCTTTAGAAGAGCCAGTAAAAGTAGGAGAGAACAGCAGCAAATGGTCTAATACTCCTTCTAGTGATTTGTTTACTCGAATATCCTCTATCGAAGAACTTAAATCTGAAATTATTAACAATTCAAACGAATTAACTGAAGTGATTATTGATTGGGAAAAAACTGATGCCTCTAATTTAACGGTTTCAGATATTAATCGAGTCTGGCAATTAACGTATGATCAACCTATTGATTATCATTACGTTATTTTAGAAAGCGGAAAATTCTTCCGAGGAAGACCATTAGATCAACCATCTACTACACTTAATTTAGACACCAATCATTCCGCAAGAGGTATATACGTTGGAATAGTGTTGAACAGATCGAAAGGATATAACGCAAATCAAAGTGCAACACTTAAAGCATTTATGAAAGGTGCATATGGCGCATTTCCTTTAATGCAGATATTCGGGCTTAGAGATATAACAGGAAGCTTTGGTGATGGACCTGGTTTTGAAATAGAAGATAAAATTTATAAATGGTTTGAGAGAGTTAACTTATATGATCCTAGTGTGGAAGCAGCTAAGTCTCCTCAAGAGCTAATAAGTTTAGCAGGAGCAACAAATGCCTAATTTAAAAGATGGTTTTTTAGATCCAAGTGGTGCCTATCCTAGAACGGAATATTTCAGCTCTACTTCTTTGAATAAAGCAGCTGTTGGTGTAAAAATAAATGAGCTGTATTATGGAGGAGGCGCTGCAGGTTTAGATCTAGAGCTTAAGGATCTTATTACATCAGAATATCCTCTTAACCAAGTTCAAGAAACCACCTCAGGTCATGTCATTGAATTGGATGATACTCCAGGTAATGAAAGAGTTCTTATCAAGCACAATACTGGTGCTGGTGTTGAGATGAGAACTGACGGTACTATCATTATCAGTTCAACGAATAATAAAGTCGAAGTAACTGGCGGTGATCAAAAAGTTATTGTCGAAGGTAACGGACAGTTAGTATATAACGGTAATCTTAATCTTAAAGTATCCGGTGATATGAGCGTTGAAGTTGGTGGTAACTATAACTTAGTTGCTGGAACTAAAAGAGAAATTATTGATGGGCCATGCTTAAGTGAAATCAACGGTAACTATCAGTTTAATGTTAATGGTAATAGTTCAGCATTAGTAACTGGTGTAGTATCGTATAACTATTTGTCTGATTATAACATAGTAGTAAAAGGATCGCAAATTAATTATGTAGAAAAATATATTGCTATGAGATCAGGTGATACTATCAATATGTCAGCTGAAGATGAGTTTAATGTTTCTTCCGATAATATGAATCTAGCAGCTAATGATTTGTCTGCATTTGGTGTGACAGGAACTATTGGTGGAGATGGAATCGTATTCTATGGTGAAGGCGCTAACTTTGATGCTGGTGTAACTGCTCCAACATTCACAGGCAACCTTGAAGGCAAAGCAAATACTGCAGCACTTGCTGATAAAGCAACAGGTGCTACCACCGCTGGTTCTATTGGTAGTTCTGGAACAGCATCGTATCCATCTCATGTCGCTACTCCAACTACTGTTAAACCTACACAAGCTGTTCTTGACGATCATCTACAGAACTCAGAAAGAGGTATATTCCAAGTCCTTATCGATATTGGCAATGTATTAAAGTATGGAATTGATAAGACTATTGCTAATGGAAATGTATCTAATAAAAAGCTTAATGTGAGTCAGGTTAGATCTAAACTGAAAGACCCAGCTAATCTGAATAATGCTGCGTTCACTAATAATGCTATTGCTAATGGAAAATTATCTCCTAAATTTAAAGATCCAGTCAGTCCTAAAATAGCAAGAACTGTAAAAAATACACCTACCCCTTCTTATGGTTCTACTCCTATCGGAGATCGACAACTGGATAGTAAACGTTTTGTAAGAGGAAATAATGGCAATATTAAATTCTTTCCTAACCCTACTTACGAACCATCAGGTAATTTCATTATAACACCAGCCACTAGACTTGAAAAAGGTATTACTTTAGCTAAGTTCTTAGGAGGATATGGAGATAGAATTACTTTTAATCATGTAAAGGATAGAGCTACTAGAAAACAAATAGCTAGAAATCTACATGCTCATGCTAACGCAATGACAGTAGTAAGCCAAGATGAGGGTAAGTTTAAAGATTTTAGACTAGTAGTTGCAGAAGGTTTATACAGACCTGGAGCAAGTGAAGTAGTTACAGCTGGCAGTATCAATGATTTGAGACAAGATGGAAGAGCTGTTGTATACGAACTCATTAATAAGAATGGTTCAGTAGATGCAGCTAAGACATTTGAACTTGCTTCTTATTGGTCTGATTTTATAGCATTCGACAAAATGATATTAAGCTACGATACATTTAATCCGAATGGAAGATTACATGCTCAGATTATTCTAATAATGCCTACTCTTCCAGCTAGCTATGAAGCTACTTTTTCTAGAAGAGTTGAAACTCATTTTAATAATCAACCTCAAACAGTTAATGAGCTAGTTGAATTTACACTATAAATAAAACGAAAAGATAGGAACTATGGCTACTACAAGATTTTTATCAAAAGAAGATGGTAATCTTCAGCAGAGCTCACTAGTAACATCTCGTAAACAACTTTTTCGAGATTTAGATGTTACTTTTGCAGCTAAGCCCAGTAAAGAGATTTCTGTTAAAAAAGACGCTGCAGCAGTAAAACAAGCAGTAAAAAATCTTATTTTAACTAATCATTATGAAAAGCCATTTCAACCTTTCTTTGGCGGTAATGTTGCAGGATTACTGTTTGAGTTAGCTGACGATGAAACTGGATCTGAAGTAGAAGAGCAAATAGTTTCTGCTATCCAACAATACGAGCCAAGAGCTCGGATAATTAACGTTGATGTTAATTCTCAACCTGATAGAAATAGCTTAGCAGTTACTATTACGTTTCAGGTTGTAAATACACTAGAAGAAGTTACTTTCACTACTAATTTGTCAAGGTTGAGATAATGGCAACTACAATTAAGTCGACAGCATTAGATTTTAATAACATAAAGAACAACTTGAAGCAGTACTTAGCTGCTCAGGATGACTTTACTGATTATAATTTCGAAGCTTCTGGATTGTCTAATCTTTTAGATGTATTAGCTTACAATACTCATATTAACTCATTAGTTGCTAACTTTGCTTTAAATGAATCTTATCTTGGTACGGCTCAATTGAGATCATCTCTAGTATCATTAGCTGAAGGTATTGGATATATTCCTGATACTGATACAGCATCTCAAGCTGTAGTAAATATTACTGTATCCTCAGACGAGACAGGAAAAGAATTACAACTAGCTAAAGGTACTACATTTACTTCCTCTGTTGATGATATAACATATACATTTCAGACTAATGATAATTATTTTGCATCAGATGCAGGTGGTGGTAGCTACGAGTTTCAAACTGTAGATGGGTCTAACGAGTTAATTCTGTATGAAGGTACTCAAAAAACTAAAACATTTTTTGTAGGAGAAACTACAGAAAATCCTGTCTATATTATTCCAGATACAAAGTTAGATGCTGATACTGTAACAGTTCAAGTGTATGAATCTGCATCCAGCTCTACGTTTACAACATATTCTAATCTTAACGCAGTTACAACAATTAATGCTAACTCCACTATCTTTATTCTAAAAGAAACCCCCAATGGTTTTTTTGAAATTACTTTTGGAGATGGTATTACATTCGGAAAAGCTCCTACCCCTGGCCAAAAAATTGTAGTTAGTTACATTTCTACTAATGGAGCAGTCGCTAATGGTGCTGCTGTATTTACCCCTAGCACTACTTTTTCAGATGGATTAGACACTGCAGTTGATTTAAACGTAACTACAGTAACTAACTCTGTAGGTGGTGATGAAAAAGAAACTATCGAGTCTATTAGGAAAAATGCGCCATTCCAATATGCTACACAGAATAGAATGGTAACAGCAGCTGATGATTCAGCTCTTATTTTAAGAAACTTCTCTACTCTAATCCAGGATATTATTGCTTGGGGAGGAGAAGATAATCTTAAACCAGACTTCGGTGCTGTGTATGTTTCAATCTTGTTTGAAGATGATGTCTCTGCTGCTACACAAACTACTACTAAACAATCTATTAGAGACTTGGCAGATCAATTGGCAGTAATTTCTTTTAGATTAGAATTTACTGATCCTGTTATCACATATATTGAAGTTCAAAACTTCTTCCAATTTAATCCTAATCTTACTACAGAGACTATTAATACTGTTCAATCTGCTATTATTAACATTATTAATAATTACTTCTCTAATAATACTGGCGGCTTTAATCAATCATTTAGACGCTCAAATCTTTTAACTCTAATTGACGATTACAGCCCTGCTGTTCTTTCTTCAAGAGCTAATATTAAGATGCAGCAGAGAATAGTTCCTACTCTAAATGCTAATAATAACTTTGACTTAAGATTCCCTGTAGGAATAGCAATTCCAGACGATAACGAGTTCTCTATTACTAGTACTCCATTTAGTATTAATGGTAGACAATGTACTTTAAGAAACCGCTTAAGCAGTAATGTATTAGAAGCAGTAGAGTCATCTACAAATACTGTTTTAGTGGATAATTTGGGGTCATACAATCCAGGTGCTGGAACTATATCCATAGTAGCGCTTAATCCTTCTAGTATTTTAGGAAGTGATAATTTTATAAAAATATCTTGTGTGCCAGCTAATCAGAGCGCCATTAGCCCTACAAGAAACGAAGTATTAGTTTATGACCCAGACAGGTCATTTGCATCTGGTGTTAGAACAACGGCTCTTAACTAATGTCACAAGATAAGACTTTAATAGACAACGATCGTCGACCATTAAATCTAAAAAGAGATAATGTCGCTCAAGTATTGCCAGAATACTTTCGAACCGATAATCCGCTGTTTGTTAATTTTTTAGATAAGTATTATGAGTGGATGGATTCAGGAGATAATCCATCTCGTCGTATACAGGATTTATACAAAAACCGAGATGTTACTCAGGTAGAAGAAGGTCTTTTACAGTATATCGAAGACGAATTGCTATTAGGTCAATCATACTTCGAAGGTTTCATTAATAAACGAGAAGCTGCTAAGTTTTCTAATACTTTGTATCGCTCAAAAGGAACATTGTTTGCTATTCAGCAGTTCTTTAGAGCTTTCTTCGGTCAAGATCCAGATGTGCGATATACTAAAGAAAATGTATTCAGAGTAGGTCCTGCTTTATATGATGACGGTACAGTATATCTTCCTGCTTCTGAAATAGGACCTGAATCACAAAGATTTCTTACTGATGATAAACTTTATCAAACACTAGCTCTTCTAATTAAGGTAGGAATTCCTGTCTCGAAATGGATAGATGTTTATAAGCTGTTTGTGCATCCAGCAGGTATGTATGTTGGAGCTGAACTCCAAATAGTAGCTGTTAACGCAAATACAATTAATAATACTATGCCTGAGGAAGGAGATAGAATTGTATCAGACGCTATAAGACTTGGTGTTGCATCGTTGCTCTCTTCTGGTATTAGTGATAATACCTTGCTCTTTGATTCAGATGGTGTAGTTGTTCGTCAAGATCCGTACTTTACTGCAAGAAGAATGCAGGATATTACGCTTCAAGAAATCCTTGATAAGCAAACATCAATGCAAGATCTTCTTACTGTTAACTCTCCAACATTGGATAGAGACAGTGATGGCTCTGGCGGCGGTGCAATCAGGTTGTCTCAGGATAGATGGGAAAGACTCGATCAAGACTTATATTCAATGTATATTTCTGATAGTAGTGGTACAACTCCACTATAAATACTTTCATAGATTAATTATAGGTTTAAGATGGCTAGACAAACTCTTAACAAAGGTACTACAGCAAACGATGGGACAGGAGATACTCTCAGGACTGCTGCTGGTAAAATAAACGATAATTTCGAAGAGCTATATTCCTTTTTAGGTGGTGATGCTCTTACTGATTATGTTAATTTATCAGATTCTGGCTTAGTTTATAATCATGTCCTTAATTCAGCTTTTAAAACTGTATTAACAGCAGATTCATCAGCTGCTAATTATGAAGTAAATCTTCCAGCTGGTAGTGGTTCATTAATTCTTGAAACTTCAACAGCTACTCTTACAAATAAAACACTTACCTCACCTTTAATTAATAACCCTACTATTGATGGGCTTAAAGTAAATGATGATGATTCATCTCATCAATATACTTTGGTAGCAGGTTCATTAACCGGTAATAGAAATATTAATTTACCTAGCTTAACAGATAGCGATACCTTTGTATTCAGAGATCATTCACAAACTCTTTCTAATAAGACGTTAGCCACACCAAGTATTACAACTGCAATTAATGATGTTAACGGAGCTGAGATAGTCAAGTTTACTGCAACTACTTCTGCAATTAACGAAATTACAATTAAAAATAATTCTGTCGGTGCAGATCCTGGGATACAAGCTTCTGGTACAGATACTAACATTAATTTAGATCTTATTCCAAAGGGTACCGGAGCTATTAAACCAGAAAAAGTAGCTTATGGGATTAAGAATTTAGGAGCAGGGCCTGCAGCATCGGATAGTGATACACGGTATGATACTATTGTTATTGGTAATTTCGGATCTCCAAAAACATTTAATTTAAACGATGGAACAGTTGCTGGAGAGTATAAGATTATTATTAATAAAGGTGCTGGCCTATTAACTTGTAATCTGACTAGTGACGCCTATAGCTCAATAGATATTACGCAGCATCACTCTACTAGTTGTGTATGGGACGAAACCGGAAATTCATGGTATGTTATTTACGGTGGAGATTCTAATGATGCTCGAGTTAATTTGATAGTTTAACGGATAAGATATGGCAGCAATAATTACAGACAAAATTAAAAATCTATTTCTCAAGGATCTACTTCAAGATATAGATTCTAGTGGATCTAATTATTATATCGGTATCGGAAGATCTCAAGACTGGAATGCTACTGATACTCCTCCAACTCCTGTACCAAGAGATAGAGACGAAAGAGATTTTAGAAGTAATCTACAGTCAATAATTGCAGTAGATGATGCAGATTTTGTTGTACCTAGAAACGAATGGTTGTCAGGTACTATCTACTCTGCTTATAGTGATAATACTTCTGGTTATCCAACTAACCCATATTATGTTGTTACAGACGAAAATGCTGTCTACGTTTGTATTCAACAGGGTAGAAACACATCTACAGGAGCAGCTGTAGTATCTACTGTACAACCTACCGGTCAAGACACTTTTAATACTGGAGAGCTTGCGGATGGTTACATCTGGAAGTTCTTATATACCATCGGTGCTGCACAAGACAACAGCTTTGTTACAGCGGCTTTTATACCTGTTACATTCGTAGACTCAGCAAATGCAGATGCTGGAGACCTAGCAAGAGACGTTGAACAGTTTGGAGTTCAGAATGCAGCGCGTGACGGTCAGATTCTAGGATTTAGAATTACAAATGGTGGAACAGGGTACTCATCTTCATCTTTACCTGCGGTTACAATTTTTGGAGATAATGAAGATCAATATCCAGCAAAGGCAACCGCTGTAGTAAGTGACGCGACTACAGCAGTAGTTAATATTAAAATTGCAGAATCTGATGGATCTCTAGCATTTGGAAGAGGATATACTAGAGCTTCAGTAGTTATTGGAGATCCAGTTTCTGGAACTACTGCTACAGCACAACCTATTATAGGTCCTGTAGGTGGTTTGGGAGCTGATCCAAGAAACGATTTAAAAGCTAATGCTGTAATGTTTAACGCTAGACCAACAGGCAATGAAGATGGTACATTTGTAATTGGAAATGATTATAGACAGTTTGGTTTAATTAAAAATCCTACTCTCGCTGAATCAGACGGAGGAATTCCAACCACTCTGTTTACTGGCACATCAGGAAGAGTACTTAGAAGACTTACAGTAGATTCAACCTCGACGTTTGGATTAGATGACGTACTTACTGGACAATCTTCGGGAGCTCAAGCCTATCTGGACTCAAGCAATCCTACTTCTCTATTCTATCATCAATCTGAAGATACTGGTTTTAAATTCTTCGAAACAGAAGTAATTAATGGATCTCCATCAGGCGGCACTGCTACAATTTTAACAGATTCAGCAGGTGATGTTAATCCTTATTCAGGGGAAGTATTTTTTATATCTAACCAAGAAGGTACAGACAGAAGTATCGAAGGTACTGACGATCTTAAGATTGTAATTCAATTATAACAGGAATTAATAATGGCGAGCAGTAGATTAAAAGAAACATTTGCGACTACTTATAAAGATGACTTTGTAGATAGTGATCATTATCATCGAATCCTGTTTAATTCTGGACGTGCATTGCAAGCTCGAGAGCTTACGCAGATGCAAACCATTGTTCAGAAAGAGATAGAAAGATTCGGTAGTAATATCTTTGATGCTGGTGCATGCGTAATTCCTGGTGGTGCTAACGTTGATAATGAATATAGTTTTATCAAGTTAGACACTTCATCTAATATTTTACCTACCGATTACGCAACCTCTGTAGTAGGTACTAAATTTACAAGTACAGTTCCTTCTGGTACAATTAATTTTACTGTATTAGAAGTAGTAGAAGCTACAGGTTCTGATCCAGCTACTCTCTACGTATCTTATAATGGAGGAGATAGCGGATCCATTACGGACCTTGCAGTTTCTGCTGGTGAGAATATGACTAATGGATCTGTTACTTTAACAGTTCAATCTACGAATACAGTTGCTAATCCTGCTACAGGATTTGGAACTAGAGTTATGACCGGGGAAGGGACTTATTTTGTATTTGGTCATTTTGTCTTTTCTCCAGCTTCACAAATTATTGTAAGTAAATATACTGATGACTATACCGGAGTAGTAGGATTTAAAGCAGAAGAAAATATAGTTACTGCAGCAGATAATTCAGCTTTGTATGATAATACTGGTTCTTCTCCTAATGTAACATCTCCAGGCGCCGATCGCTACCAAATTACAATGACTCTTATTGATGAGGCTGATATTGTAGCAGGAGATACTTTTGTATGGGCTGCAAGAATTGTAAATGGTTTTATAGAAGATAGACCTACTGGATCAGATGATTACAATAAGATAGTAGAAGTATTAGCAACTAGAACCAAAGAAGAGTCTGGTGACTATATTTCAAAACCTTTTAAAATGTCATTTAGACCAAATTCTACTGATACTACTAAAATAGATTATGAGGTTTCGTCTGGTACGGCTTACGTTAATGGTTATAGAGCTAATAAACGCACTTCAACAATTATACCAGTTCCTAAAGCTACTACAACAGAAACTATTAATAATGACGTAGTAGGAGCTAATTACGGTAACTACTTCTTAGTATCAGATATTAAAGGAACTCCTGATATCAATACTGATATCAATGCTTTTGAACAGTGGAATTTGAGAGACTCCGCTAGTTATGCTGGTTCTACTGTAGGTACTGCTAGAGTAAGACATGTGGAAAGAACAGGTAGTACTTACAAGTATTATCTGATGGATATTAATATGACAGGGTCTAATAACCTTAGAAATACTAAGAGTATTGGAACTGACTCGGCTAATTATGCCAACTTTACTTTAATTAACGGTAAGAACGAGCCTCAAGATACATTTAACAATAACTTGTTATTCCCTCTTTCTAGAATTAGACCTGATGTGATGGGTGACATTTCTCTCACATATCAGAAGAGCTTCTCTACAACAACAGATACTAATGATAGTGCTCAACTAGATGTACTTAATGGTACTGAGCGCTGGGCAGATACTAACTTATGGACAGTAACATTTGATTCAGCTGGAGAAGATGTATCTACTTCAGCTGTTATTACAGGTTCAGGGACAAGAATTGCTAACTTAACTAATGTAGGAAGTTTTGGAGTAGCTAAAGATATCACTGTACTAGCTTATGTTACTGATACCGATGCTACTGTTAGAGCTAAAACAATGAATACGACTACGGTCACAGATACTGTAGACTCAGATGGCAACGGAGTAAGATTTGTTGATTTAGGCAAAGCAGATATCTTTGATGTGTTAGCGGTTAGAAAAGATAATGCATCAGGAACAGATTATTCTTCTTTATTCTCTTTAGATAACGGTCAGAGAGATAACTTCTATACAGAAGGTAGATTAATTCTTAACAATAACTTTAGTGTACCTTCAGGAAGCGTATATGTCCAGTTTAGATACTTCTCTCATGGGCCTGGAAGTTTCTTCTCTATTAACTCATACGAAGGTCCTATTACAGCTAATCAAATGAACTATGCTAATATACCTACTTACAGACAAAGTAATGGAGAGGTAATTAATCTTAGTGATGTATTAGACTTTAGATCAGTAAAAGATGAAACAGGCTCTAACTTTACTGGTACTGGATCAAAAGTTAACTACCTTCCAAGACCTTCTGATACAATAAGTGCTGATATTACATACTATGAACCAAGAAGAGATAAAGTAGTTATTTCAGAAAATAATTTTGTCCAGGTATTGCAAGGCGAACCAGATTTTAATCCGCAATATCCTCTTACACCTGACAACGCTTTAGAGCTTTTCAAGGTAGATCTAAATCCTAACACTTTAAATGATTCAGATCTTACCGTGACTAAATCTAGTCATAGAAGATACACGATGAAAGACATCGATGATCTCAACACTAGACTAGAAAATTTAAGAGAAACAACTGCACTTAGCTTGCTAGAATTAGATACTAAGAATTTAAATGTTGTAGACTCTAATGGGGCATTAAGAACAAAAGCTGGATTCTTGGTAGATAATTTTAAAGATTATCTCTTCTCTGATACTCAAGCAGAAGAATATAGCGCTACTATCGATGTAGTGGAAAATGTGTTAAGACCTAGAGAAGTACTTAATGCCGCAAGATTACAATTCGATAGTGCAGATGCTAATTCAACCAACTTTAGTAAAAATAATGATATTCTTACATTAGATTATACAGAAGTAGAATATATTGATCAACCAATTGCATCTAGAACAGAAAATGTTAATCCGTTCTCTGTTAGAAAAGTAGATGGTCGACTTACCATCTCACCTACTTCCGATGTATGGTTTGAAACTCAATATGCTCCCGCTATCTATATTCAGGGAGCTACGATACAACGAGTTGGTAATGGTGGTAACTATACTATTTCCACTGTAGTGTCCGATGAATTACTTGAAGATCTAACCGGGGAAATTCCTTATATGAGATCTCGGAAAATTTATTTCCGAGCGGATAGATTAAAGG